TCACAAGTTCTCAATAAGTTTATCCATCATATCAGCTGTTTCTTTTTCTTCTTCTTTTAGCACATCGCTATAAACATCCAAAGTTATATTAATATTCTTGTGTCCTAACCGAGTTGAAACGTACTTAATGTTTGCTCCTGCTTCAATTAAAAACGTTGCATGGGTATGTCTTAGGCCGTGTACGGTTATGTTTTGAACTTCTGCTTTTTCACATAACAGGCGAAACATATACGTAATTCTTGATTGTTTGATAGGTAAATTTCGAGAACTTAAAATAAAATAGTCCTTATCGCTTAAAATTATCCCTTCTCTGAAAAGCCGTTCTTTCTCATGATTTTTGTATTTTTTTATTAAAGTGAGTAACGAGTTGTCAAAATAAACTTTACGTATGCTGGTTTTTGTTTTAGGTTTATTTTCACCGTAATCACCACGTGTAGAATTGATATCGAAATATTTTTCGGTTAAATCAATATCACTCCAACGCAGCCCCATCAATTCGCCTTTCCTCATTCCAGATTTTAGCAGAGTTAAAAATATAACTTGCGTTTGAATATCTTCGTTTTCTAAAACCGCCACAAATCGCTGTAATTCCTTTTTAGAGAATGAACGAACATTATTACTTAAATCAAATTTAAAGCCTGTTAGCGTGTTGCTAGGTATGATTTGATTGTGTACCGCAGCGTTAATCATCCTCATTACAATTTTATGCCACGTTTGAATTGTAGATTCTGTATATTTGTTTTCTTGTCTTAATTTGTCAATAAATTCTCGCTTATAGGTAATCTTATTTAAAGAAGATAGTTTCTGATTTCCAATTAATGGTGATATGTGAAATTTGATAGCAGATTCAATATTTTGTTTTGTTGAAACACTCCAATTGTCTTGGGCGTAAGGTATCCAGACTTTGATCCATTCATCTATGGTGAGTTGTTTATTTTCGATGAAGGAAGTATTTTGTGTTTCTAAATCATATTGGATTTTTAGCAATGCTTTATTCGCCGCTCTTTCACTTTCAAATCCACGTTTGCTAGCTTCTTTTCGGTGTTTTAGAGAGTTGTAATAAGGATAGCGATATCCCCAAAAAGTTCCTTTTTTATTTGAGTAAGAAAAAACATATTTGTATTTTTTGGACCAATTTAGTTTCGCCATATTTTCACATCCTTTTCTTTGTGGTAAAATAGGCGTAACAAAATAAGCCTATTTTGGTTCTATTTTTAACGCACTAACTTCTTAGCCGGAGAGGGTGCGTTATTTTTATTGTAACAATTCACGTTTTTTTATTTCAAATTCTTGTTTTGTAATAATGCCATCATCTAACAAGGCTTTAAATTTTCTTATCTCGTCTGCAGAAGATAATACAGTGTTATCTTTATTACTTGAATTAGTTTTTAGTATTTGGTCCAGTTTTGCAATTAATTCGTTGTATTTATCCATTAAACCTTTACCAATCATAGAATCAGTTTTTGTTTCAGTTGTGATTAACATATATTTTACTGTCTGATTATTAGGAAGATGTAACATAACTCCTAATTGCTTAATGGAAGTAAATTCTTTTCCACCTGTTCCAGCACCAACTAAAGCCCCAACAGGACCAGCTAAAACGCCACCAACAACTGCACGAGTTATTCCGTGATGTTTTTTTATATTGCCACCAACAAAAATATCTGTGTAACTAATCAAATCATCATAGTTGATAACTTGTTGTTTTCTTGATTCAGAAATACTTTTTGGGATAAATATTTTTTTGTCTGAATCATTAAAATAAATACCGCCTATTACAATATCATGATTATTTTTAAAATATTCTTTTATTTGCTTTTCTTCTGCTTTCTTTACCTTTTTTTCTTCTTTATTTCCAAATAAAAACATACTATATTCCTCCATTTTTGTTGTTAGTTTTATCAACAAACCTCAAGATAAGTTTTAAGTCTGTGTCCTAACACGAGATTTTTTACGCAAAAATAATTCTTTGTAGTTCATCAGCACAAGCACATTTTTATATAACTGATTAATTTTGTTGAATTATAGTTATATCTATATTGATTAATAGCTGATCTTGCTAAGCATGGATTTAATAAGAATATTTTTGTTAAAAAATCATATAACCTTACGTGTAGTGCTGCAGCACTCATTTCAAATTCTTCGCAAATTTGACGGAAAGACATTTGTTTTTTTAAACATTCTTTCAATGCTTCATTGTTTATTAAAGCAAGGGATGCAAATATATTAGCTCTTATTTCTTTTGGTTCATCTTCGCTAGTGTATCCTTTTCCAGTAATTAAATCTGAAAAACTTTGAGACTTGCATTCCTTATTCATATCAAAAAAATAATGTGCAGATTCATGAAGTATTGAGAAATTTTGCCTTCCTTTAACCATTGTTGAATTATAGGAAATTCCGCATTTATCGTGAAATCTTATTATGTTTCCTGAAAATATTTTTCTTGAAACATCACCGAAACTATAGGGAATTATGTCAACATTTTCTACGTCAATCATATAATCTTTGTAGTGTTTCCATCTTAACTCTTTTAATTCAATTCCATAGTAATTAGCAACTTTTTCAATAATAATATATGTCTGGTCATGATATTCAAAATAAGTATCGTAGTCTAAATACATAGGGGTCATCCAATCATTTGTTTTTAAGTCTTGATTTCATGAATTCTAAGTACTCTTTTAACTCTTCTCTGAGCTGATCTTTTTCGGATTCGGTTAAATCTTCTGTATTTACACGGAAGAAAGTTGTAATTTCATCTTCTTCTAAGTTATCAGAATTTGGATTATCAGTACGACCTAGTAGATAATCGGTAGTTACATCAAAATATTCAGCAACTTTTTCTAAGGTTTCTGCTTTAGGACTACTTTTTTTCCATGAATATATTGAGTTACGGCTTAAATTTAATTTTTCTGCTAAATCAAATACGGATAATCCTTGTTTTTTTGCTAGATACGAAATCCTTTCAAATAAGGTCATTTTAACATATTCTCCTTTGTTGAACAGTTATTTAATACAAAACTTTTAACTTTGCTGTTTACAAATTAAAAGTTTTGTATTATTCTGTTCTTGTAAGTTATTTAGATAGAAAAAAGCAAATTAAAAACACTACCTTTAAAGCATTAAGTTTGGCGACCGAGTGCAAAATAAAGGCTTTGCTATGTTTTTTTCTATACACCGATAGTACAAAACTTTTAACTTTGTGTCAATAGTTTTGTAGTTTATTTTCTATCTAATTAACTTACTAATACTAATGAAAGGAGCATCGAAAATGCCAGACACATCAGTAAGTCGTCAAAAAATTCGTGATTACTTTGAAAGTAAGGGAATTTCGTTGGTTAGTGTTGCTACCTATTTTGATATTCCAAGACAAGATTTGATCGATTATCTGAACGGAAAAAATAAAAGTAAAAAAGCACACGAAACACTTTTGGCAATTATCGACTTTTACAAAATCAGATAGGAGGAATGAAAATGGAAAATTTCTTAGATACATCTTCAAAAAACTTTCTATACAACATTATTGAAAAAATCCTGAGAAAAATGTTTGAACAAGTCATAAATGAAGCTAGTCAAGGATTAAATGAACGTGCTGAGTATTTAGACATCAAACAGTTATCGTCTAGATATTCAATGTCTGTTCCTGAAGTTGAACAAAATTTTGTAAAAGATAAACGTATGCAAATGATCGAAAAAAGAAAGCCTGGTACTAGCAAGGGAAAAAGATATTGGCCTGCTAAAGAAGCTATAAAAATTTGTAATGACATCATGAATCATTGGGATTAAAGGAAAGAGCGATACAGAAACAATTTAAGGAGGAAAAAATGGACAACTTAGTAATTATGAAAAACCAACAAGCAGTAACAACTAGTTTACAAGTTGCTGAAGTATTTGAAAAACAACATAAGCATGTTATTGAAGCAATAGAGGCTAAAATTCAATCGGCCGAAAATTCGGCTTATTACCAAAGTATGTTTGTTGAGGGAGAATATAAAGATTCTCGAGGTAGAAAACAAAGATTGTACTACATGAATCGAGATGGCTTTTCTTTCATTGCATTTGGATTCACTGGGAAAAAAGCAGATTCATTCAAACTGAAATACATTGAAGCTTTTAACCAAATGGAGGAACTGCTCAAAACTCAATCAAACTTACCGATTAATAACACAGAATTGTTATTAGAAGCTGCGTTAAAACATGAACGTGGATTGACTCTTGTAAATCAACGTTTAGATAAGCTAGAAACAGAAACAACAATTAATAGAAGCCAACAACGAAAGATACAAGGACTAGTTTCATCAACTGTTATCAAAGTATTAGGTGGCAAAAAAACATCGGCTTATAAGGATTCAAGTATTAAGCAATCAGCATTTAGTAATTGCTATAAACAATTGAAAGCATTATTCGATGTAGCCTCTTATGTAGATATTCCAAAAGTTCGATATGAAGAAGCATTAACTCTAATTCCTAAATGGAAGCCTGACTTGGAATTACAAGCAAGAATTGATATGGCTAATGGGAACGGAGATATGTTTAAAGAAGTGAGCTAGATCAGTAAATAAAAGGATAAGCCTAACTTATCCTCAGTTAAAAGTAGTATCAACAATAATTGCTTTTGGATTCATATCATTCTTAATGGATTCAATGATTTCTAAAACAGAAGATTTATAGTAGTAAGTTTTGCTTGATGCGATTATTTCATTCTCTTCAGTTTTAATCAAAAAATAGTATTTTTTATCGGAAGCTCGTTTAATCACAAAAAACACATTGACACCTCGCTTTAAAAAATTTTTATCAAGAATACTGAAAGGATAGAAGCTAATGTTTAATTTTTTAATCAATCCAGAGTTTTGGAAAGGATTTATAGTCTTGGGGATTTTAGTAATTATAGCTATCTATTTGGCGATTAAGCTTGATAATTAATCACCTTACTTTCAACTGAATTATATCAAAAAAATTATAGGAGGTTAACCATGAAAGCAATCCGAGAAGCACGATTGATAGGCGCATTTTTAGTGATGATTGTACTAGGAGTATTACTGAAAAACCACTTTTCAATGCCAATACTAGCAACACTAAGTGCACCTTTCTTTATCCATTGGTTTTTTAACTGGGATGAAGCGAAGTATCAATACTCTAAAAAAGGAGGCGATAAAAAATGTATGTAGCTGTAGGTGAAGCTAGTAGAGAAACATATGTGATTGGAGAAACACAAGCGGAAGTCATGCGAAAGTTGTTTGAAGAATATCCGTATGTTTCAGCTGATAAAAATGTTTATCCAGAGAGATTAAGCATAGTAGAAAAAGAGCCCCGAACGTCTGCAAACGAACAGGGCAAATATTGAACCAAAAAATTAAAAAAATGACTAACTAAGGAGAGTATACCAAAATGAACGATAAAATTCAAAAAATGATTAAGAAACTAGCAAAAGAATGCCAGAAAGAGGATATAGGTTTATCTTTGGCCACTATCGATTCAGAAGGAGAATTGGCAATGGCTCAAGTTGGAGAAGATGCGATGGTAGCTATTGCTGCACATAGCCAATATACAGTAGTAAAAGAAGAACTAGCTGAATTAGATTGTGATTGTCCAATGCATCATCATTTGAAAGAAATGTACGGTATTGAAACAGAAACTACAGCTAAAAATAAACATACTTTTGTCACAGATGATCCAAACGATTTGATAGATATATTATCGAAAATTTCTCGAGGTGAGTTTAAATGACTAGAAAAGAAAAGTTAAACCAAGCAAAAAGATTAGCTGATTTATGGTACAAGCAACAAAAAAGTCAACTATACATTGCGCAACAAAAAGAGCGCAGAGGGATTGCATGATGAAAAAAGCGACTACGCCGCCAAGCAAATAGTCGCAAAAAAATATACTGATAGGGGAATTATATCATGAAAATAGAATTTGATTCAATTGGGAGAATTCATTTACTTGATGAATCTTCGCCCTATGGTTCTTTAATTTTTGAAAAAGACATTGAAAACGATCATGTTGCTGTGTATCAAGATAGCGAAGATGAAGAGGTTAGATTTGCATTTGAAAGTTTAGATGAATGTGCTTATTTCAAAAAATCTGAATTAATTGAAGGATTAGAAAAAGTTCTTTCATTGTTGAAAGAGGAGGAACGAAATGAATAATTGTAGTGAAAATTTAGAAAAACTTTTTGATGGTATGTATAAATTAAAAAGTAAGTTAACTCAACCAAAATTTGATGCAGAAGTTGCTTATTCGACTAAAAAAGGAGCAATGAAATTTCAGTATGCAACTCTTAAAGCGATTGAAGAAGCAATTAGAAAAGCTGCACAAGAATCCGAAAGCGGAATTGATTTTCAACAAAATGTTGTCAATGAAAATAATGCGTTAAAAGTTACAACAATTATCACTCATATAAGCGGGCAGTATATCATTCATGGTCCATTTGAATTCCCCAATAGTGGCACCAATCCACAAGGGCTAGGAAGCTTAACAACTTATGCAAGACGTTACTCTTTGTCTGCTGCTTTTGGAATTGCTGGAGATAAAGATGACGATGGGCAAACGGCAGCTGAAAAGAATAGTGATACTACGAAAGTTAATTTGATTAGCGGTAAACAGTTAGCTACGTTGAATGATCATATCCGACAACTTTCTGAATTATCAAATTCTGAACTTGATTATGTACGCAACGAACTAAGTAAAGAATTAAATATAGATGTCAATGAAAACATGCCAGCTAGCATGTTCAATAAAGCTATTGGAGTTCTGAAGCAATGGATACAACAATTCCAGCCACAACCAGAAGAAAACATTACATGGGGGCAAAAATAATGACAAACGAATTAACAACAGATTTGCAATTTAATGTTGATTTTAAAGCTAGTGAAATCACTATTCAAAATGAAACACAGTTGGCTGAAATGGTCGATAGCGCCGTTAGTCACTATTCAACAATGGTTTTCACTGATAAAAACATTCCAGAAGCAAAAAAAGCAAGAACAGACTTAAACAAAGTTGCGACTTTGCTAGATGATCAACGCAAAGTGGTTAAAAATCAATATAATAAGCCATTAAAAGATTTTGAGAAAAAAATAAAAAAATATATGAACCAAATTGAAGATGTTAGCGATGAAATCAATAAAAATATTCAAGTATATGAAGAAGCGGAACGTCAGAAGCGATTAGAAAAAATTCAAACAGTAATCGATGAAATGTCTGAAAACTATAATATATCAATGGAGGAAATTGAAATTTCCAATTCATGGCTTAACAAGACCTCTTTTACAGCTAAAGGAGAGCCAACTAAAAAAATTATTGAAGAAATTGCATCTGTGATGACAACATTAGCCAATGAAAAAGAACGTATTGAGAACGATAAAAAAATAATTGAAAACTATACTAAAGCGGTTGGTTTAGAACCTTATTCTTGGGTTGGTTTGATTGATAGCGGGCGTACAGCATCAGAATTGATAAAGGAAATTGATTCAGCCTTTGCTTTAAAAAAAGAACAAGAAGAACGAGAAAAAGCAAAAAAAGAGCACGACGATGCTATTGCTGCCTTGAAAACTGAAACAATCAACAATAAAACAGTTGACACTGAAACAGGCGAAATCATCACAGAAGAAGTGCCAAAAACCAGCAGAAAACAACAAGAGAAAACAGTTACGTTAAGACTAACAGCAGAGCATCAAAAGTTAGTTGCGTTAAACAATTTTATTATTAATAACGGCATTCAAGTGGAAGTGGTTGAATGAACCTAGATAACGTTTATTCCGCAGTTATTAAATCTTTAAAAGGTCAAAGGATAACTGCGGACATAAATGAAGTAATTAATATTGAACGGCTTAAAACAATGTACTACGGATATGATGGACCAAGGGAAGTTGAAATTCGTTTTATTGATCCAAGACAATTTACTGCAGCACAACGAAACTTTATATATGCGCTGTTAGGAGATATTAGCAGAGAAACAGGGGATAAAATCTCTTTGTTGAAGGATATGTTCTATTCACACTTTGAAGAGCTTAGGGGTTATCCTATGAGCTTAAAAAAGGAATCAAAAAACACGGTAGACGATGCAACAATTTTAGCAAATATAATTCTTGATTATATTTTTGAAAATAGCATTCCCTTTAAAAAAGGTTACGATATTTTGCCAGGAAACCAAGAATATTATTTTTATAAATGTATTACTAAACGTGTTTGCTGCATTTGTGGAAAAACTAGCGCAGAGATTGATCATTTTGATAAAGCGTTAGGACGAAGAAACAGAAGGAAAGTTGACCATACAGAATATACATTTGCATCTTTATGTCATTGCCATCATAAAGAAAAACACGATATAGGAATAAAAGCATTTAAAGCTAAATATCATGTTAAAGGAATTAAATTAAATCAAAATGCCATCAAAAAGTTAAACATAGGGGGTTAAACAATGGCAGAAATCAGTTGGATAAAACTAAAAACGACCATGTTCGATGATGAAAAGATAAAACTTATCCAATCGATGCCAGAAGCCGATGCAATACTAGTGATTTGGATTCGATTACTAGTATTGGCTGGCAAAACTAATGATGAGGGATTGATCTATATTCAGAGGAACATGCCTTATACCGAAGAAATGTTAGCGACGTTGTTTTCTAAGCCTGTCAATGTTGTTCGTTTGGCTTTAATGACTTTACAGCAATTCAATATGATTGATTTAAACGAAGATGGGTTAATTGCTATTGAAAATTGGGACAAGCACCAAAACATTGAAGGCATGGAAAAAGTACGTTTGAAAAATGCAGAACGAGTTAGAAAACATCGAGAACGCAAGAAACAACAGGCTTTAGAGGATAAAAATAGTGGTAACGTTACATGTAACGTTACAGTAACGGATTGTAACGGTACAGATAAAGATATAGATAAAGAAATAGATATAGATAAAGATAAAAAGAATAGGTCAAAAACATCTTGTAAATATTCTGACGAACATTTACGTCTTGCTGAAAAGTTAAAAAATAATTTAATCAATGATTTTCCAAGTGAAATGAAAAGAGTGAACATTGAAAAATGGGCTGATACGTTCAGGTTAATAGAAGAACGAGATCAACAAACTATTGCAGCAATTGACTATGTTCTTGATTGGTTACCTACAAATTCATTCTGGTTTGGAAACATTAGAAGTGCTTCTAAGCTAAGAACACAGTTTGAAAAACTAAAATTTGAAATCAAGAATGAAAAAGAACGAGGTCAACAACGAGCAACTTACCAACGTCAAAATGTTAGGACTGAAAATTTACCAGAATGGGCAAAAGAACCAAATAATCAGCAAGAAGAAAAGCTATCGCCCGAAGAGCAAGCTGAACTTGATAGACAAATAAAAGAATACTTGGAGGGGAAATGATGCGAATTATCCTGCCAATTGAACCAAAACCACAAAGTCGCCCGAGGTTTGCAAGACGTGGGAATTATGTCCAAACCTATGAAGATAGCGCTATGAGAGCCTATAAACAAAAGGTAAAAGCGTATCTACGAAAGACAAAACCAGAATTGATTGAAAAAGGGGCTATTTTTACGCATATTACGTTTTACATCGCTGCCCCTAAATCTCTATTAAGTTCTAAAAAGAAACGCTTAGAAGTGGAATTAGAGCGTAAATATTGCGATAAGAAACCTGACTTGGACAACTATTTCAAAGCAGTCACTGATGCTGCCGAAGGTATTTTATATAAAAACGATGGTCAAATTGCTGTGATGGTTTGCCAAAAGTTGTACAGCATGCGACCACGAACAGAAATTGAAATTATGAGTTTGGAGGAACAAAAGTAGTGGGTAAAAAAGGAAAACGGATCAAAAAGCAAAATCGAAAACGAAAAAACGCTGCTATTGCAAATGGCACATACAATTGGCACGAAGAAAAGTGTTTGGAGTGTAAAGGAAAAACTTTGATTAAAGTAGAAGATGAATACGGTCATGCAAAAGAAATTCCTTGTCCTGTGTGTAATAAGAATTGAGGTAGAAAATATGACATGTCCAAAATGCAAGGGACAGATGATTATCTGGGAAAAAGATAGATTCGGTCATTCAAAAGCAACTTCTTGTCCGTTATGCAACAAAAGTGGGCGAAGTGTTGCGAAAAAGTTAGCTGAAATAAAGAAGAAATAAACGAAAGGAGTGGAGGTTTGGTCGACCATAAAGAATTCTTTACTCCTTTGAAATGATGAATAGTTACCAAAAGAAAATGGTTAAAGTCATGAAAGACCTTTGCGGAAAAAGAAGTATGTACGATGTGTTTTTCGATTTTACTAAAATGTCAGCATGCAGTATTTCTAATGTTTTTGACAAAGTTCATTTTGAAGAAAGAGAAAAATTGTATAAGTCTATTCAAGAGAAATACACAGAAGAAGAACAAGAAAAGTTCCATGAATTATTCGCTTTGCTAGTTGAAGCTTTAGAAGAGACCTCAACTGATATACTAGGCGAATTGTATATGGCTTTGGAAATTGCTAATAAAGATGCAGGGCAATTCTTCACACCATACAATGTAGCTCGTTTAATGGCAGAAATGAATTTTAATGAAAAGGATGAACAATTGAAAAATGGACAGCCAGTTGTTTTTTATGATCCTTGCATTGGTGGCGGTGTTACTCTAATTGCTTTAGCAAATATTATGCGAGAAAAAGGCTATAACTATCAAAGAAGTTTGAGAGCGTTGTGTGGTGACATCGACGGAAATGTACTTTCAATGGCGTATGTACAGTGTTCCTTGTTAGGAATAGATGCGATATTTGAAAGAAAAAATGCACTGAGTAATGAACCTGCAACAGATGTATGGTTTACACCGTTTTACGCTTTGAATAGAGCAAAAGAAAAAGAAACGAAAAATACATTAGAAATACTAAAAGAAGTAATGGAACTTCTGGAAAATAAAACAATCAGTTCATTTACTGAACCAGAACAGCTGTCATTATTTTAGAAAGTGAGTGAAGAAGATGATTCCAAAATTTTTTAAAGCGTTAAGAATCGCCATAAGACGTACTGTTGTGTTGTTTCGGTATATTACTAGCGAAAAAAACAAACAGATGTCAATAAAAGAACGTTGGAATTGCTATTGGAGGGAACAGAATGAGTAAACAAGAACTAGTAGATAAAAACGAAGTATTAAGTATTTGGCATAATTATTGGGAATCAGATAAATTGGCTTATGAAGCAGAGGACGAGTTAAGAGAGCTAAAAACGATAATATGTATTACAGAACTCAACGAAAATCAGTAGACTGTGCTGGATTGGTTGAAAAAATCATGCAAATTACACGGATTACGTGAAGTTATCGAAATTATGGGATTTTTATCAACTACTGGTGGAAAAATGAAGTATAAGCAAATAGCTTATGCATATGCTGATTTAAATGAGGTTGAATTAGCTCAAGTATTACAGGCGTTTGGCCAGTGGGCTTTGGAACAGGAGGAAGCGGAATGAGCTACGAAATAACATATGACGAGAACGTCAGCAATAATGTGCAACAAAAAAATATTGTTGTCAATAGTAGGCATTTATACAAAGTTTATCTTGAAAAAGAAGCCTATCGTAAAAATGAGGAGACGGGTATTGATTACACATTAGACATTAAATGTGATGAAACTGGCGTCAATGTACAAGCGGTGTTACCACACGAGGTCCTTTATGAATTAAATAAAATGATAGGCGACAGTCTGAAATTTTAGGAGGAACAGCGATGAATAAACAAGAATTGATTGAAGAATTAGAATGCATAGAAGTTTCTACAGACAGTCTTGATTATTTGAAAGGTGCTGACTATGCCAACGAAAGAGCAATTAATTTAACAAAACAACTAGATGAACCGATAAAAGTTGTTGTTCCGAAGTTTGTTGCGGAATGGCTTGATAAACATAAGTATTCCACTGATATAATTGATCTCTTTTTAAGCGTTGAGTACGCAACTGATTCAGATGGGTTTGTTGCTGAAAAATGGGATTACAGCGGAAAATTTTATGATTGGTTGAGTAATAGTGCAGATATACAGTTTACGTTGTGCGACGCTATGAGGTATGGCTACAAAGTCGAGAAAGAGCCAACCATTCACGAGCTTAAAATTTTACCAGAATACTTTGAAGCAGTTGTTTCAGGTAACAAACGTTTTGAAATCCGTAAAAATGACCGTAACTATCAAAAAGGTGATATCTTACGCTTAAACGAATATCAAGACGGACAATATACAGGTGATGTCCATGTCGCAGAAATAACGTACATTACAGAT